TTGTAAAATTCTGTGTCAGCATACACATTGTTGAACTTGTTGCTGGTGGTTGGACCCATGTCAAAACCAATAAGATACACTGCTAAATGTTTGTCCAATGCCGCGATACCCACAGCAATAGGACCTGAACTAAACCCAAAATAACTCTGTGGCACTGTTCGTGCGCCCAGGCCTGGCAAGGGCTTTCTTGTGTACATGGTGTGATTTTGTGCATATCCGGAATTTTGAATTGTTTGTGCAATTCCTCGATCTGTACTGATCAGCACATCAGGAGCAAGCTCTCTGTACAAGGCATTGCATCCGTAGATTTTGCCCAGTGGTTTCAACTGATCAAAATTCACCGCTAGACGGCTGACACCATTGCCCAATACAAATGCTGCGCTCATAAAAAAGTCCTCCCATTATGTATCTGGGAGGACTTGACAGTGTTACAAATTAGGAAGTAACGTTGTCCACAATGGCCAGGTCCAACAAGTTTTGTTGTCCTGCAGCCACGGTGCCAGTGTTGGCAGCGGCTGTGGTTCCTGACTTGATCACTGTGCCTTCGTCTGTGAAGAAGTTGGTGGCATATCGTTTGTCTGCAATCACCGAAGTGGCTGCGTAAGTTGATCCGCCAGTCCAATCCAACAAGAATTTGTTGGTCAGTTTGCTGATTGTGGTGGCAGTTGAATCACCAATGGTAAACGTAATGGCCATGAGTCCTGCTGCAGGAGTCACATCATCATCCAACACGCACACGCCCACTGAATTAGCAGTGCCTGACCCTGCACCGCCCACCGATGTTGCTGTGAAAATTGTGCCTACACCAAAGTTGCTTGGAGCACCTGCTGCTGCCCAATCAGTGGTACCCACTGACACAATTTGATAGGCCTGGCCAACCACAAAACTTCCATCGTTGACGCCAGTGACGTCGCCCACCAGATACTTGTGGCTGCCTTTTTGGCGGATGACATAGCCCTGGGCCACACCAATGCCTGAGCCTGACGGATTGGCAATGTTGACTGTGACATCAACTCTGGGGTTGGTTGTGGTAGGTGCATCTGTGGGTGCTGCACCGCCCACAACGCCTAGGTATTCAGTGGTGTTGAGTGTGTTGGCAGTGTTGACCACTGGAGCAGTTAATGATCCAAAGTTAGGAAAACCAAGATCCACACCAACGGCTGCGCCGCCATTGCCAGATCCTGTGCTTGATTTTTGTATTTTAAGAGGACGTCCCATTTTGTTTCTCCTTAAAGAAGTCCGATCGGAGTTCTAGTCCGTACGCGGTGGGTTAAACCGCATAAAACGCAGAATTGCGTTGACAAGTATTTATGGGTAGGTTGAAATAATTCACCAAGTAGTGTATACTGTAAATATTGCTATGGAAACAAACGAAATAATCACAGACGTTATTCATCTGATAGAAGAAGGCAACAGACTGCGCGGTGAGAATCGCCCAGATCAAGCACTCAAATGCTACATGCTGGCCATGTGTCATGATCCCAATTCTGCTGCGGCATTCAACAACTATGGCAATGTCATGCGTGAGTGCGGACAGCCCAAAAGAGGCATACCATTTTTACAATATGCCATTGAAGCTGACCCCACCAATGTCACTGCTAGATTCAACTTGGCTGTGAGTTATTTGATTCTAGGAGACTATGCTCGTGGGTGGCCAGCATACGAAGCACGGTGGCAGTATGAGCACTTGGCTGGTACTGAACCGCAACACTCTCAGCCGCGTTGGACTGGTCAAGATTTACGGGACAAAACTATTCTTGTGGTGGGCGAACAAGGACACGGGGACAACATACAGTTTTGCAGGTTCTTGGCCAATTTACAATCAGCTGGCGCTAGAGTCTTGCTTCAAACCACTCTAGGGTTGATTCCGTTGTTGAGTAAAAATGTAGCAATTTCCTGGATTGGAACATACACTGATCAACCTCCCGAGTTTGACTATTGGATTCCCATCATGAGTATCCCAGGTATATTAGGAATTACGTTAGAAAATTTACCCCGACACGTACAGTACATACATCCAGAAAATAACAAATATACTGCTTGGTTGAAATTGCTGGGACCAAAGACACGCATGCGGGTGGGATTTAGCTGGAGTGGACGTCGAGATGCCTGGTTAAATCAACACAAAGGCATACCATTTGACACCATACTAGAATTGGTCAAAAACAATCCACAATACGAGTGGGTCAATTTGCAGGTGGATGTAACTGATGTGGAGGATCAGGCCTTGGCAGCTGTTGGTGTAACACGCTACCCTGGCAGCGTACAGAGTTTTGCTGATACAGCAGCACTGATCAATTGCATGGATGTTGTAATCTCAGTGGACACTGCTATCACACACTTGGCAGGGGCCATGGGCAGACCCACCTGGTTGATGTTGCAGTGGTTTGCCACAGACTGGCGTTGGATGTTGGATCAAGATTCAAATCCCTGGTATCCCACTGTGCGTATATTCCGTCAACCCAGCATGGGAGACTGGACGTCAGTAACTAAAAAGATAGAGCAGTATTTGAGTTGGTTCAAAGTTTAATGGTTGATTTAACCATAGCAAGCATGGAGCCAACTTATGCTGGCGTTCAAGATCAACTTGAGTCCTGGTTTGAGTTGGTTGCTGTTCCTGCTGAATGCTTTGTGTGGTGGCATTGCCCTTATGGCATGGGCACAACCATGAACGAAGTAAAATCTTGGAAATATCATAGAAATTTGGTTATATGGGTAGTGTTGGATACCTTGATCGAAGCGCATGAGTTTGATCCTGCATGTATGCCTATACCACCAACATTGGCTGAACTGGAATTGATTTGTCAACAGAATCCAGATCGAAAATTCATCCTGTTCAGTGCCCAAAGAAATTTACAGAAAATTTTTACTGTATCCAATCTTCGAGTGGTAGATCTACCGCCCGACTTGGACATGAATCATAATATATTGAAATTTTCTTCAGTACGGCAACAGGACATTGACAAAGATCGACCTACGTTGTTTTTAAACCGAGCAGACCGACAACACAGGGTAATATCATTAAGCTACTTCTTGAGCCAGGGGCTAGATCGCTACTGTAGATTTACAATAGGTAGCCCCATTGGTGAAAGAGTACAAATGTTTGATCAAATACAAGATTACTGTTTGCATAGTGTACCAAATCCTGATTTATGGACTGTGTTAGACCAAGGGTTTCAACAGATTAAATCTTTGCCTAATTATAATACAGAAATTGATCAGATCTATCAAGACGTTGGATTCAATGCCAATCTTCAAAACTACCAGCAGTGGCTCATGCCACGATATTCCCAAACTTGTTTGGAGATTGTGAGCCACAGTATTTTTGTCGAACCCACGCCGCATTTGAGTGAAAAAAACTTTCAAAGTATACTGGGTCGTAACATGCCTTTGTACCTGGCTCCTCAAGGCACTGTGGCTTGGATGCGCGATCATGGTTTTGACATGTTTGATGATGTGATCAATCATGATTACGACAGCATAACAGACACGGTAGAACGCATCATGGCTGTGTTTGATCTGAACCGTGAACTCTTGCAAAATCCCACTAGGATTGTGGATGTTTGGGAGGCTTCGCAAGATAGATTAGATCGCAATATCGATCATATACCTGTGTTTTTTGCCAATTGCAAAGACGAAGCCGAACGTCAATTTCGAGCTGTGTTAACCGAATGGGATGTTGGTGAATAACACGCCAACAAAAAAGCCCCTTTCGGGGCTTTTTCGTCCTTCCCATCCCTGGGTTGGTTCTCTGATTAGGAGAATGACAAGTTGGAAACTGCGATCTCACCAACGTAGTCACCAGCGTTGCCGAAGCTGCTGGCTGTGTTGGTCAATTCGATGTAACCATAACGTGTCATGAATGACACGACTGGTTCGAATGTTGAAGGATCAAGCACAACACCGCTGCTCATCAAAGGAATGTATGGGCAGTAGAATGCTGGTGCGTCAGCTTCTGAAGAACCTTTGTAACCGACCAATACGCTTTGTGTGTCAGCAGCATAGCTGTCAACGAACACACGCATAGAGCCGTTCAATGTACCAACAAACTTGGTGTTGGTAGGTGCTTCAAATGTACCTTCTGTAGTGCGAGCAAAAGCAGAAGTTGTTGCAGATTGCAACACTGTCAGTGCAGCTGAACTAACCACAGCGTAGTTACCAGCGCCACGACGTGTGCGTTGAGCAATCAAGTTGGCAACACGGTTAACCAACACAGCCAGTGCGGCGTGT